CCTAATACTCTGCAAGCCATTCAGCCAGTGCGCCTCACTTATACTAATATGGCTAATACCCATGGATTGATGGATGGACAGTGTCTATCCATCGATCCTGAGAACGGAGTTGCCACCGCGTGTGAGCTTATGGGAGCTCTACCCGAGGAAATGCAGTTGCTTAGGATGGCAAGTACTCCGGGTCTCGCGGAACTTGAAATACCATGGACGGCGGCGAACACTACTGGCACTTGTCTGTATAAGGTTGGTGTTGGCCCTGGTATGACGCATAGCCAGTTGGTTGGTGGAACTACAACTCAATTTTCCACCCCCCTTCTCTGGACAACCCAGCCTTTTCTCATGTGGCGTGGCTCCATCCGAGTGCACATTACCATCGTGTGCTCTCAGATGCATGTTGGTCGTCTCCGTGTGTCCTTCCTACCAAATTTGGACTCAGGCACTGACCTTGCATTGGATGACCTCGTCAGTTCACCTGGGCGAATTGTTGATATTTCCAAAGAGACGGAAGTTGATATAACTTTTCCGTATATCCATTTTTCCCCCTGGCTTCCAGTCGTCCAGTCTATGGGCCAAATGCGGATTAATGTGATCAATATGTTGGTTCATCCGTCGGCACCAGCTCCAAATGTTGCTATCAATGTTTGGGTTGCAGCCGGTCCTGATTTCCAACTTGCCCGTCCCTCTAACACGTATCTTAATTGTCAGTGGGTTGATCCTCTGAAACCCCCGCTGGAAGATGAAGCTGAAGCACCACCTAAGGTGTTCCGTGCTCAGGGCCTTACTCGTGAGCAAATTAGAGCTGCTCACGCGATGCCCTTGATTCCGGCTAAGGGGTCAATCGATACTGGCCTGACAATGGGCGAACAAGTTGGTCACTTGAAAGAACTACTTATGCGACCGACGATTGGTGTGGAGACTGCGCCTGTTGGTGGCAATTTTCAGTATGTTAATTGTAAACCGTTTTCTCAGACACTCCGGCAGACTTCTGGCTCTCCGTACACCACTTTTATGGACTACTTTAAACTCATGTTTCGTTACCAACGTGGTAGCCTCAACTATCATATGATGACCACGGGCGTGTCAGAACCTGCATCCCAGCCTACTGGTTGGTACTTTGCGCAAAATAATTCGGTTGTTGCTGCTGGGAATATTACCGGCACAACGTTTGGTCCCCAATTTTTAACAGCGGCTGTTCCATATCCATTTACTCTCCTTGTGAGTGGACATGAAGGCGCCGCCATTGTGCCTAACGGATCCCATGGAATGCCTATTGTGGTCAATACACCCTTTTATTGTAGTACATATTTTATACCAAATTTCTTTTTGAAAAATAGCCTCGATACCAGTGCCTCGGTTTATTTGGGTGAGGCTCCTTCTGTCACCATCTTCTCTGCAAATGGAGGCCATCTTTTTGTTGGAGCGGGGGATGATTTTGAGTTTGGTTTTCAAATTGGGCCACCCCCAATTATTCTTTCTTAGGAGTGAAACCTCCTTGCACGTTGTGCTAAAGCGACCATTTTCATCTAACTGTAATGTTTTCGGA